TACCGTCCAACTTTATAACGTAGTGGTAACCAATATCGGACCATCCCCGCCCGTAGGGTTGTGGGTTAGTGTGCCACTTGCGTATAATTGCCGCGTCTATATCCCTACCTTCGGGCGTTGCGCTACAATGCAAAATAATACGGTCTAACTCGCGCATTTATCGCCGTGGTTTAATTGAGTTAGACGCTACTAGTTCTTCCCGTAGATCTTGTAATACTTGCGTTAATTGTTCGTGCCTTTGGGTTAGTCTTTGTTCCATAGCTTCCAACCGGTTACATACGCTATTTTCGCTTTTTTCTAGTTGCGTTACGCGTTGTTCCATTTGGGCCATAAACCGGGTTATACTAGTTCCCCACTTCCATAAAGCAAACGCCAACGGCACGGCAACCGAACCCGCCCCTATAATTAAATCCCAATTCACTTCTTTTCAATTTTAGGCTTTTCCTTTTGTTTCTTTAACCAGGTACGCAAACGTTCTTCGTTTTCCTTGCGTTTGGTTTTCATACCGTAAATAGTTCGTTTAATGGACTAGCGTACCCGCCCCCGCCAACCTGGTACGCTTGCGTATATTGAAACATTCGCGCGCTTATACGGTTTTGGGTATTGGTACTGTATTCGGGAAGGCTTGAACTATTGTTAGACAAGTACCGGCACATTTGCGCCAAATAAAACTCTCCTTTACTTCGTGCGTATTCCCTAAGTGTTACGGCTTCATCCGGACTAATAGCCGTAGAACCTTCCGGGGTATTGGTCATAAGTCCCCCGTTACGTATTTGTACTTGCAAGTCCCCGACTAGTTCCACAACCGTAAACCAAGCTAACGCTTTACGTACATAATCGTTAGTTAGTGTTTCGTATGCACCCGTTAACGTCCCGGCTTGTGCCTTGGTTTTTAGCGCGTCCAATAAATCCGAACCTAAATACAATTGTAGGTGTATATCTTGCGCGGCAATAATAGCCGGCGGCAATTTGTCTTCGTCAACTTGCCCGTTTATAGGCGTGTATCTTTTTAGATACGTAGGGTCAATTAGTAGAACTTCCATTATTAACGGGGGGTTGTAAAGTTACGCGGGTCCAAAAAACCGCGGTTTTCCATATCGCGCGGCCGCTTCGCTACTTTCGGGTCATTAACTTCTAAACGTTTCGCGTCTACGCCGGCGTTTTGAATAATCTTTTTTGCGTCCGCTACACTAATACGGGCGTTTGTTTTCTTTAGATAGGTACGGCGTTCCCAAAAATGCCGACACGAACCGCCCCCCTTGTATAGCCAAATATCGTAAGTATTCGCCCCACGTGGACCCCAACCAGGGTTAACCGCTTGACGTCCGGCCGCTACTATATCTTCTTTTCTATATACTTTATTTGCGTCTAGCATAACCTTACAAAAGTCCCGGTTATTCTCGTCCCGTGCTATCGTAGGCGCGTACGCGTACCGTACCTTAATTAGTTCGGTATCTTGTTCCGAAGTTTGGGGGCCTTGCTGGTCTATAGTACGGGCAAACGTCCAAAGGTTATCTAACGCGGCTTCTTGATCGTAGTCTACTTTGCGGGTATCTATCAATTCGTAGTCCGCTAATAGTTCTTCTTCGTCTTCGCCTTGCAACAATTCGCACAATTCCACCGGTACCCGGTCCGTAGAAAGGTTATATTTTGCTTTTGTTCCGGCTTGTTCGTATACCGGGTTTAGTGCGTCTATAACAATTCTTCGAAACGGCTTCGTTACTTGCTGGTCGAATAGTTCGGCCGCTTGTTCCAGTTCTTGCACGTTGCCTAATTGCCCCGCCGTCTTAACGCCAAACATAGCCGGCGATACTACACGGTGCCCAATCATTATTTTATCTTGTGCTTCCGTGCTTAAAAACTGGTATTGCTTATCCGCGTCCGAAAGTGGGAAAGGTTCGAAGGTAGGTTTACGGGTTGGGTCATCCGAAAAAGTCGCGATAAACTTACCGGCGTTACCCGTTCCGGTTAATTCCCTACTAATACGGTTTTTTATTGCGCGTTGTTCTTCTTCACCTGGTGCCCCGTTTGCAAAGTGTATAGCGAACGAAGGGGCCAACCCGTTTTTAATATTGTTTATATGGAAAATACCTATTTCCTTTTCTAGTTCAATATATTCTATTGCGCCTATATAGTCGGGTTTAGCGTAATAGTACGAACCAGGCGAAAAGGGTTTAACGTACAAAAGTTGTACGGGGTGTTCGTTCTTGGTGTCCGGGTTAAACCTTGCGTACCGTTGTGGTTCTATACCACGGTTTGCCCAATCCGAACTATAGAAATATTCTTGTACTTCTTCGTTTTCATCCATTAAGCCACTTCGTACGTTTTCTACCGGTAGGTGTGAAACGTTGGCAATAGTAGACCTATCCAAAGACCAGTTAATTTCTAAGGCAAACGCAAAATGTAATTTTAGATCTACCGTTACCTTTCTTAATTCGTCTTCTAAATTCCACTTTTCATAAAGTAACAAACTATCCAAGTCTGAAGGTTGCAACCCGTCCCCGTAAACACGTAAAGCAATAGTAGTAACTAAGGCCCGGTGCGTTGGCGAACTATTGTAAAGGTCTACCAGGTATTGCGGATATAAGTTATCGGTACCATACTTTACGTATTCCCCGCCTTTGGTATCTTCAATAGCCGGGCGCGGTTCATACCCTGAAAGGTTCACCGACAAAAGGCCGGTATTATTTCGCGTTGGGGGTTGTGGGGGTTTTCTTTTAGTTGCCATTTATTCAGTATATGCGAACCAAGTACCGGGGTTTGTTGCGGGTGCCGTACTTATAGCCGTGTCTAACACTTGTAACAAACCTTGTTCTACCTTCGCTATTGCGTTACTAGGGTCTAAATTAACGCTACTATTTTGTACATACACTTCGTACACGTAAAACCCCGGTTTAGTAAGTAAAACGTTGTTTGTGTCTTCCGTATCCGTACGCAAAGTAACGGCGGTATACCTTGGGTTATCAAAGTCCGTAACCGCTACGAAGTAAAACGCGGCCTTAGTAACTTGGTTTATTAGCTTTATAAGGTAATTCGTATACGTATAGTTACGCGCGCCGTCTTGCAACGTAAGGTATACGGTTTGTTCCCCGGCGTAATTAGGTAGTAGGCGTATCATATCCAAAATAACGAAAGTTCGAATTTAATTCGACAAAAAAAAGGGGCAAGGCTTTACGCCCCGCCCCTTTCGGCTTAACCAAAACCCACTTACGAAGCTGGTGTAAGTGTTAGGTTCACGTCCGCTGAATCGATAAACGCCGGCGGTTCGCCTTCGTTGGCGGTAAATTGCAAGGTCCACCCGTGAAGATCACCCGCGGCCGCCCCGGTTTGCATCGCGCCCCCGGTAGCTTCTACGCCGTGCGTACGTCCCATAAGTAAATAATTGTCGTTCGCATCTTGTACAATAATACTTAGACGGCTTTTTACCAAGTCCGCAAGTTCGGCACTATCGGCGGCACCCAAAACGGGGAAGTTCAACGCGTCCAAAACTTGGGCGTAATAAACCGAACCGTTTTCAATAGATACTGTAGGCGTTGCGACCAATGAAGCCGCGTTACGCGTTGGTTCAAATTCGTAATACGTAACCGCCGTTGCCGCGGCCGATTCACCCGCTACCGGGGTACCCCAATCGCCTTCTACGAATGTTTTAACGTAGATACGCTTAATACCGGCAATACCCGTTTTACAAGGGAACGCACGGCCGCTAATTGTAATACTGCAAGCCATAACGTTACGAATTAAGAAGTACGGCGCGCTACGGCCAAAGAACCCAAGTCGACAACTTGACAACCAGCGGTGAAGGCGATCATACCGCGTACTACGTCTTGCAAAGTAGATTCGTTCAAGTCAACCACACCCGCGGCCGTTTCGAAGTCGTTACCGGTCAAGTCTGTACCAAATACCAAGTTATCCCAACGAGTGAAAATAAACGTATCGTTAGCCAACCCGCGGGGGGTTACAATCTTAATACCCGCGTATGATTCTACCGCTTCGGCCAATACTGGACCGTGCGTAGCCGCCATACCTTGGTAATAAAGTTGTTTCATGTAAGGCGACATATACAAATACGCGTTTTCATCACCAAACAAAACCGAAGGGGCACCGTTCAAAAGGCCGTCCAAACGGGTCAAAATGTTAGTAGAAGTAGTTGCACCGGTTAACGCATCTTCAGAACCAGGGGTACCCGCTACAATTTTCGCGCTAAACGAATCGAAGGCCGAAGTAGCCGAACCGCCCGTAGTTGCGCCGGTTGTTTCGTTATAGTTACCGCGCCACATATTCTTTTCTACGTCTTCGGCGGCTTGCTTCGCCAAATACGAAAGCATAGCTTGCATGGTGTCGGCGGGTGCCAAACGGCTGTTACGCATTAGGTCCGCTTCCCATGTACCTACTAGGTCTTTTTGGCAAAGTTGCAATTTAATTTCGAGGGG